AGACAGTCTTAAATTACCTCTGGTTCTAGGTCGCTCATACATAAACTCTTTAATATGGAGCTTGAGCATCTCTCCAAATTTATCTATATGTTTATCAACTTCCTTTTCATCCATCTTAATAGGATCAAGAGAAAAGATATCGTAAATATCATTGACTATTGTTTCAATATTTTTCATTGTAAAAAAATGGGGTGGAGAAAACTCAACTAAACTCCACCCCCAAGTCTCCCATACACAATGTTAAAAATTAAGAAGCGAAAGGAACTTCTTCTTGATTAGCATTTCCAGTTACATAACCACCCGGAACTACTTCAAAGTCATTATCTGCACCTGATGTATACTCAATAAAATCTACAACCTGTACAGCAGCTAGATCAGCCGACACTCCCGACTTACCAGCATACTTCCACTCAAACGGTACAGCTTTAACATTAACTGTACTACCATTAGCAATTAACTTACCATCCCAACTATTATTTTGAGAATCTTTTACTATTGGCCCTTGTCGTTGAGTACCATCCTTACGCATGACCTTACGCTTAATGGTAACAAAGTCTCCACGATCATCATCTTTGTTGGAAATTGGTAGTCCAGCACTTTCAATTACTGAACGGTTATTCTCGTCTACTTCAATTTGAATTGACCATACTGGCTCAAACTTTGTGTTAGGCTCAGTGATGGAAGCATAGTGGCATTTACCTGTAATATATATTGGATCGTTCATTTCTATTTCCTTTGTTTATCGTCACGCTATTGTGACATGAGTTAAAATTAATAATCAATTATGATTATGTACACAGTATAGCACACCTTGTACTAATTGTCAAGTATTTTATGTATTATTTCATCAGTTATTTTATCACCTCCATATTCAGATGGTTCAATGGCATTAGCAAAAGACTTATCATCTCGGCATATGTTACGTAAATCTATTAAAGGATACTTAGCATTTTTAGTAAGGGCCATAACATTATCAAACTTATGTTCATAGTCATCCCATAAATCACTTGCTGTTGTTAGTATGATATCATTAAATATTGATAGGCCAGCTTCTGCTTTCTTTTGTAGTATAGGATCAGAAAACTTTGGATTATATATTGTACATAAATAAAGTTGATGTCCTGTTTCAGCTATTTCATCTATAGCTGTACGATAATCAGAATAAAACTTTTTCTTAATATCATATAGAATTTCTAAATTAAGTTTATCTAAACTATCAATGTAATTTAAAGCATCGTTACCACCTATACTTACAACAAAAGTTGTGTCAGTATTATCTAAAAAATGTATACCAGCTTCATTATATTGAGGCTGAATAGTTTCAGTAGTTGCACCATCCACAGCTTGAACTGTGATATCCCATAATGATGAATCTAATTTAGAGTGTAAGTGTTCTGTCACACTTCTTTCATTAGGATTAATGTAAACTTTATTATCGAATACACTATCACCCAATAAAATTAATTTCTTCTTTTGTTTTACCATTTTAGTTCCTTTACATTACTATTAATTTAGCATCGTCCACAGGTATATGAAAGAAAGGTTCTTTCAGATGAGGCTCCCCAACCCTCTTTGAATTTTGTATTGTACCTATATCAGACCTATCAACTGTATCATCTTTTATAAACCAAGCCTGAGTACAGTCAGTATTAAAGACCACAAAATAAAGTTCATGGTCGGGAAATTCTTTATTCTTCTTTTGGATTAGTCTTCTTTTCCTTTCTGGAATGCGAACTTCTTTCCATGTAGGGTTCCAAGTTTTACCCCACTGATTTTTTATCTCAACCTCAAAGAAATAATTCTTATCCTTCTTAGCTGAGACATCGAAGTAAAAATCTTCTTTAGCTTCTATATCTTCAAAGCTTAATGACTTTAGATAATCTACCATAGCTTTCTTAGCTCTAGCATCATTCTCATTATAAGACTTACGATCAAATGTTCTATTGTTATGTGCCATTATTAATTTCCTTTTGTTCACAATCTTCTAAATATTTTAATGCTCTTCGTACATAATTAATATTATCTTCAAAGAATCCTAAAGCTGAATTACATCTTGAGCATAACCACCCTTTAAATTTTCCTGTGTTATGATTATGATCTAGAACAAGTGGCTCTAACTTTAAACAGATAGGACATTTATAGTCTTTGCCGGGATGTGCATGTATTTTTCTAAGATCATGAGCAGCTTTACTAAGAAAGTTTCTACATTTTGTACAAACTCTTTCACCCCCTCTATCTTTAAAATGTGCAAAGCTTTCAACAGGTTTTTCCTGATTACATTTAATACAAATTTTTGTATCTTTAGATTTATCAATAGATACTATATTATTAAATAGTTCTTGTTGATATTTCATTAGTGTGTCTCACTCCATGTTGTTCCTATTTTAAATTCACAATCAAGAGGACACTTAACATTAAGGGTCTTCTCTGTTTCTTTGATAGCATCCTTGGTAATCTGTCCGAATCTTTTAACATCTTTCTTGCATACTTCAAATTGATATTCATCATGGATGGATGCAACTAACTTTGCATCTAGTCCTTCTTTCTGGACACGACTACTAATATCAACAAGCCATTGCTTACATATGATAGCACCTGCACCCTGAAGTAAAGTATTTAATGCAGCATGTTCATGTCTGATATGTAGAAGCCTACCGTCTAAAGCACGTATAGTCTTAGACTCAGCACGTTCAACTACATTTTCTCTTAACTGTTTTAGTTTAGGCATATTAGATAAGAAATTAGTTATAAGTCTTTGACCTGTACCAGCACTACCACCAACCACCTTACCTATCTTAGCAGGGCCAGCACCATAAAGAAAAGCATAGATAAAAGTCTTAGCTTGATCTCTGGTCTGTAATTTAGCAGCTTTCATGTTGGCTGTATGTATATCACCATTAACAACTTCATTAGTATACTCAGGCCAATCCATGTAGTGAGCAAGACATCTTAGCTCTAGTCCAGACGCATCAGTACCCATCAAGACATGAGTCTCTGGATTACCTACCGTCCAGAGTGATCGACACTCTTTACCAAATGGAGAGTAAACTGCTGGTACTTGAGCCATGTTAGGTGAGTTGTGAGCCATGCGTCCAGTAATGGTACGCAATGTCATTACTCTGCCACGTACTCTGTTGTCATCTTGACAAGCCTCTATCCATGCTTTAATAAGACCTGTCCGTTTCTGTAAAAGAAAGTACCGACTAAACATCTTGGCTTCTGGCATGTTAAGTGTGTCTAGAATTTCTTCTGACACAATAATATTACCTTTATCTGTTTTCTTAGTAGGCTTCCACCCACGTTCCATTAGTCTCTCAGCTATCTGCTTACGACTAGCTATATTAAATGGAATATACTTTACTTTAGTCTTCAGTTGTACTTCCCTTGGTTGGAACATATCTTGTGCCTGATCTTCAAGTCGATGTTGTTCTTCTTCTAGACTAGCAAGAAGGGACATAGCTTCACGTAAGTTAAAAGCAAACCCATTCTTTTCTTGCTGATCTACGATTGCCCTTACTTTTCTTTCGAGTTCATAAGATTGAGAGGAAAACATTTTCCCTTCCTCTGACAACTCATAAGCAAGCTTCCTAGTAAGTTCCGTATCACGCATACAATACTGAAGCATGTCTTCAGTGAACGTATTGAAATCATTACACTCTCCTTTTAAAAAGCCAAGCCGTTCCCCCCAAGAGGAGAGGGAGTGACCCCCATCTCTTATAGGGTTATACAGTTGGGATTCAATTAATGTATCCCTTACTTGGGATAATTTTATATTAGATCCTGTAAGTCGATTAAGTATGGGGGCATCAAAGCTGACACCATTATGCATTATAAATTGATCTACTTTATCTGACCAAGACCCAAAGTTTTTACAGTCATCACCAATCCATACCTTTTCTTTGTTACTTGTATAATCTTTAGCAACAATACAATGTATGGTGTTAGCATCAAGACTATCAGTTTCAATATCAACTACTGCTGTCACCATCGTTTTCATTCTCCATGAATGGGTTATTAATTTCAGTCATTCTACCACTTTCTTTATCATAATGCAAGCGACAAGCTATACCAGTATCACCTGTATATCTATTCTTTAATATGCGAAGGGTAGTTGTGTTAGCTTCAGTAGGGTCTTCAGCTTGTTGGTTACGTTCCAAAGCTACCACACTATCAGAGAGATGTGCTATACTAGCTGACCCTCTAAGATGCGACAGGGACACCTCTCGTCCATCCTCATGACCTCTGTCACCTGCTGGCCTACGTAGGTGGCTGACAAGTAATAGACCTATGTTAGTCTCCTCTACGATGGAACGTAGCTTGGTCATAAGAATGTCTATAGATTTACGCTCATCACCTATATCTTCCTGACCTGATACCAAGATAGACAGATGATCCAAGACAATCCATTTACAGTCTAGAGCTTTTGCCATGTACCTAACTCTGGCAAGTATCTCATCGTTGGAGATAGAACCAAAGTGATCGAAAGCAAAGAACCTACCTGTACCAATAGTTTTATTTTGCCATTCGGTAAGCTGTTCCTTGGTAAATCTCTCTCTAATTTCTTTAATATATAATCTTTCATTAGCTTCAACAGACATAATATTAAATGCGGTATTACGAATGTTCTCTTCCATTGCTAGAACACCTATGTTATCATTAGTATTATTCATAATATGGTGCATGAGTTCACGTATAATACTAGACTTACCCATGCCAGCACCACTTGTAAAACAGACAAGCTCACCTGTCCTAATGCCATAAGTCTTATCATTAAGACCATGCCAAGGATACAGAACTGTCTCACAATATTTCTCATCATATAGTTTATCACCTAAGTCTGCTAGATTTACAATCCCTGCTGGTGTAAAAGTCTTAGAGTTCCACCAAGTTGTGTTGAACTTCTCACGTTGGTTTGTCTTGAGATATTCATTAGCATCCTTGAGTTCCATGTTCATGATTAAACATTTATTTGGCTCAAACAATTCTGCTACCTGTAAAGATGCTTCCCTACCCGGCTTGTCATTATCAAAACACAATACAACTTTCTCAAACTTGTTAAGATACTCAAACGAGTCACGGCAATTCTGAAGTGCTGATGCTGCTCCATTTTTAATAGAGACTACAGGCCACTTACTACCAAGCAATTCATAAGCTGACATTGCATCTATCTCACCTTCACATACTGTGATATATTTACCAGCTTTACCAAATATATTCTGACCAAACAACCCTGAACCTGCAAGATTTCCTTCAGACCAAAACTTTTTATTCTGTACTTCACGTACTTTATTAGCAATATGTACACCGTTCTCATCAAAGTACTGATAGATATGATGCGTTGTCATACTACCTGTCTTTCTAATCTGTGCGTTGTACACTCTTGCAGTTTCTTTTGATATTTTTCTTTCAGATATACTATCAATAACACCAACACTTTTTAATGTTGAAGTTGCATTGTTAGTAATCTCTACAACTTTTTGAGTTTCCATTTGTTTTTCTCCGGGGGTAAAGGTTTTACAACTGTAGCACCATGAGTGTCCATCAGAATGATAGGTAGTGTATGCATCACTTGAGTTACAATCAGGACATCTTCCTTTTGTGTAAGTTGGCATCATAACTTATCTCCTAATTTAAATAGATTTTCTAATCTCATAAGGTTTGTCAGGAGTATATCCCATTGCAATACATAAGGACTTTCTATATTGTAGTTCTTCTTCAGCTAACTCTTTAGTAGAAAAAGAATCCACTACTACTTCATTGTCTTTCTTAATTAAAACTAAGTTCCATTTATTCTTCGTCATAAGATTCATCCCATATGTTGTTAATAAAATCTTCT